AAGCCCCAGATTTTTGGCAAGCTCTCCGACTTTCTTAAAATAATCTCCAGACTCATTATAGGCGCCTTTTCCATCTGCCCGGTAGAAATCCGCTGCAATGCCCCATTGGTGCTGGCTGCTATAGCTGCTGCCCCTAGCATTCGTGACAATACTGCCCGGCTGAGTCCGTCCCTGCGCATACAGTGCATCCTGCTCGGCCACGCTCCGGAACGATTCCCCAATCTTAATCGGCAGTCCGGCATTCGCGCATTCGCTTGTAAGCTGTGTGATGAGTTTTTGGAGACGCGGGTGGCATAACGTGATATCTCTCATAATTTTAATCCTCCTCGTAAATCACTGTCAGGCCGTATGCAACCGCCGCATCATGCTCAAGGCGGCATCCTCTTGCCTGCTCCCAGCCTTTACAAAAATACACCGCATGGCACAGAGACATATTTTCCAGTGACTTTGCAAGGAAGCAAAGCGGGATCTGCACCACGCCGCGTTTCTCCATGTTTTCACGGTTGTACCACTCATCTGTAAACAGGGTATTCACGATCTCGTATCCCCGCGCCTCCAACGCCTTGATCGCCTTTTCTCTGGTTGCGATAATTTCCTCATCCGTTTTTCCAGCCATCGGCTGAGATAACATTGCTTTCATCATAAATTTGTCCTCTTTTCTTTATATGAGGGCGGATTGCTCCGCCCTGGTGTACTGGCAGCCATCACCCTAGCTGTCTGGGGAGATAGGTGGATCACCTCCTTTAACGTCCGGGTCCAACAGGTGTATTTCCTTTCCCTTCTTTTCCTGGGCCTACCGGAGTGTTTCCCTTTCCTTCTTTGCCCGGGCCGACTGGGGTGTTTCCTTTCCCTTCCTTAGCTGGACCGACTGGGGTGTTTCCTTTCCCTTCCTTAGCTGGACCGGTGCACCCTACATCACAGGTACACTCCGGATCGACAGTGAGTTCCGGATGGCCCATCTTCTCGGCTTTTTTTGCGCTATAGTTGTGAGCATCGTTTGCATTTACATTTCCGTGTACTTTACATGTCATATTTTTGTCCTCCTATTTCTTCGCTTTTTCTGCCTGGGTTCCGAAATAAAACCCGATAATCATTGTGAAAATGCTTAAATACTCCTGCCCTGATACCTCACCTGTACAGGTAAGGCCGATAAATCCAGCCGTCAGAGCAAGAGTCATAAGGCTTTTGACATCAATTAACTTTGCAAGTCTTTCTCTCATCCTTATCCCTCCATTTGCTTTTCCAGGTCCGCAATCCTATGGTTTGCTACACGGATCTGCTCCTGGATAACCGCTTCTGTTTCCTCGAGCTTATAAGTCCGCTCGATAACTGTATTGTGCTTGTCAACCTTTTTCTCAAGCTGCTCCAGCCGATAGGTTGTCAACTTTGCAGATACAATCACGCCCGCTAAGCTTCCAACTCCGCTACCTACCAAAGTAATTAGAGCTACTACCACTTCTGTCGGAATCAATTTTATTCACCCCCAAATCTTCTGATTTCGCAATGCCGATGTCGTGCTAACTCTACATTTCGCTTTGATTTCAATTGTGCATTCGTATGCGCTACAATCATATCTTCGTTCTTATAGCTTTTAAGTTGAGCGTTGGTGAATTTGGAGACATAGTGATTGATTGGAAGCGCAACACTCACAACAAATCTAGCTCTTGCATTCACAGGATTTGGAACTAGAGCAACTTTCTCCATCCTCATCATCTCACCTCAACGTCTTCTCTGTGCATGATTATCTCGTCTCTGATTTTAACCTTTAATTCAAGCTTGTAGTAGCTGCTAACCCGCATCGGGCTAATTTTCGAACTAATTTCCCAAGAATCATCCTTTTGCTCGACATCACACATCCCGCTAGACTCTTCTTTTCCGTTTAAAAGCAATCTCCAGTTCGCTTCTTTAATGACAAATCTTTCATCGACCGTGGAATGGATCAGGAAACGAACATATTTATCCTCTCCAAGTAGAAATCTGACCATCATTTCTCCTTTCTGCAGGTTGGCTTCTTAAGCTCGAAGATATACCCTCTGCCAATTTTAAAAAAACCATATCCGCCACCCTGTGCAGCAAAGGTCCATCTAAATGGCATAGCATCGATTTCAAATTTCTTTACGATTTTGTGAAAGCATATTTCTCCATTCAAAATTGCATACAAAAGTGTCGCAATGTATGCAATGTTTCCAGCCTCGTCTTCTGCCACAATTTCGGCCACATATTCTCCATCTTCATCGTACGGCACCTGGACGTCCCAGGTGCCATTACTGCATTTTGAAAATATCAAATCGTGACCATCCACCTTGCCGCAGACTCGTACAACCATAGTTCCTCCTTATCAATCGGTGACGTCTACGCTGATTACATATGTTCTGCCTGCATCCACAGGATTCGGAGTGATTGTGACGGATTTAATAACAGGCGCTGTCTGGTCAACAACAATAGTGCGTGTGACAGTCGTACTCTTGCCAGCAGAATCCTTGGCCACTACAGTGATTGTGTTGTTACCTACCGCCAGCGTCAGATCCTTGCTAAATGATCCGTTCGCTCCAACTTCTACTCTCTCAGCAGATCCGCTGTTAAGTTTGATTGTCACGGTTACCGGACTGGATGTCGTGTCATTGGTCTTACCTGTGACTGTGATAGCAGTCTTATTTGTGACACGCTTGTCAGCAGGAGATGTGACAGACAGAGTCGGCGGCACTGTGTCAATCTTAAATGTGACCGTCTTCGCTGTTGCTGCGTTACCATCATAGTCAGACGCATCAATCTTAACCGTATGACTTCCATCTGCAACAGCAGCAGTCGGTGTGTAAGTGCATTTGTAACCGCCGGAAACGGTCTCTTTCTTGATCTCCTCACCAGTCACTTTAGAGCCATTGTCGATCGTAATGCCGATTGTAGCTGGGTTAACGCCCGAATCATCATCCGTAACTGTCCACACAATTATCGGCTTGTTGTTAGTGATATAAGCTCCAGCAGTTGGACTACTGATTATAATCGTCGGAGCAACTTTTTCTTTTACTTTGAGCTTCAAGGACGCTCCAAGCGTGGCATCTGCATCCGTCTTCGTGGTTACGTTCCCCGCCACATCCGTCGCTCTGATTGTTACCGGATAATAGTGTCCATCATTGACGTTGTAGCTAGATTTATTCGGTGCTGTGACGGTTGCCTCGTATCTTCCTGTCTGGTTGTTGAGTTTCAATTCTGTTGTGACCCCATTAATGATCACACTAACTGTTTTTAGTGCCATAAATTTCCTCCTAAATCTTATAGTGCGGCCTATCCTCGTCAAAGAATAGGAATCTTATCCAGTCGTCCAGCACAATGCCTGCCAGGCTAACCAGAATCCATAGAATCGTATATTGTGGGCATATCTGCCCCAAAATGTTACCTGGCATGCCTGAGTAGTCCCAGACATGCCACCCAAGCCAGAGGTTGACAATGCATCCGGTCACAAACTCCAGCGTTGTGATTCCCGCCGTGCCGATGAGCATCTGCTTCCAGAGTAACATCTGCCAGGGTATAATCTCATTGATAAGCCCCAGGAACACAAAGCTGACACCGCCGAGAACAAACATCGTCCAATGGCTATATCCTCGCCACAGATGCTCAAGCAAGACATAGAGAACACCGCCAATGCCAAAGAGTGATAGATACTTACACAATAGGTTTCGCATCTGTATCGCCTCCTGCCAGATAATCCTTTAAGACATCACTCTGATACTCATCCGGCACAGTAACTCCATATACGATCTTGCCCAACTCCTCCTTGTCTGCCACTCCATTAATCCACATGTTGAGCGCATTACAGTAGGTCGTGTGATAAGATACGTAAGCCATCGCAGTGGATGTGATGGTCTGCATGTCCTTAGCGGTGTAGTACCGGCATGGCCGGCCGTCCGCATGGTACTCGAGCTCTGTAGCTTCTGATGCAAGCTGCACCTGCTTACCAAATAGGTTGAGCTGATCGTGCTCCGTCAGACTAAAGTGCTCCGTCGAGCCGTCCGACAGCTTGACATCAACTCCGGCATAGATGGCAGCCTCGCAGGCGATGCTAATCTCTCTTTTCTTGGCGGTCTTAAGCTCGCCCAAGCTAGGCACGTACGGCTCTGTCGGAGTGACCGGTTCCGGCTCTACAGGTGGAATGTAGACGCTTCCATCATCAGACAGATAAACCGTCTTGCCATCGGTACGGTAGACTGTCTCCCATCCGGGCAAGGTAGTCGCAAGGATGCCTCCATCTGTGTAAAGCTCCAGATCTCCATACGCATCCGGCACACTGCCAGCAAAGTCAATCTGTAGCAGATGAGCTCCTACTGACCGGATGCCCACAATGCCATACATCTGGCCAGTGCTTTTGATTTTGATTTTTTCCATTTCTTTATCCTCTCTTTCTTGATTTTTATATAATAAAAGGCCTTTCGGCCTAGTATTTTCTGTTTCTATATTCTTTTAAATAGCGAGGCTTCCACTCATCTAAAAGAAAGTGGTAGCGAAAATAGCTTTTGCGCTGCTTTTCAATCGAGATATCAATATCACGCTAATACTGATTACATGTTGGCGAGTGGAATCTACAAAACAGGCAAAACGGGTTTAAATCTTCCGTTTGAGGGCTATTGGATCATAATAACCTTTAACACATCCAACGACCTTGGAAATAGTTCGACCGCTTGGATCACGCAATTTGCCATTTCGACCGATTCGAGTGACAGAGCTATTTATTTTCGAAGAAACATAAACTACACCCCGACTATTTGGGAATCCTGGAATAGACTTGTAGCAAGTTAAATAGCGATGTCGAACTTTGGAATGGAACTTTGTCATCAGGACAAAGCCTAACTGTTCCAGGCATATCTAAATATCGGGCTATTTATGCAACAATTCAGGGTTATAAAAGAGTTATGTTTTTATCTGATACTCAATCCGGTTTTTGCGGTGCTAGTGCTCAGGGTGCACAATTATCAATGTCTCGATTAGATATTTCCGGAGATACTGTAACCTTTTCTGGAATGACCATTAACTTTAACCCTGATGGTTCAGTGTCAGATACCGTCATTCCAGAATGCACCAGAATTTCCGGATACCTTACTAAAATAACAATTTAATCTAATGAAGATTTAATTGTGAAAAACTTACCCTATTTTTTCCGCAAGCCGCTGCCTACTCTCCCATCCTCCCCTCTCTCCTATTTTTGTGTACAACAAAAAAGCTGCCATCTCTGCCAGCCTAAAAAATCAGTGTCGCTCTCCTACCTACGCTGCATATTTACGATAAGACTCTCTGACATTGTCCTGTTTTATATTGCAATAAATCAAAGTCGTCTCAATCTTGGTATGCCCCATCAGTACCATAACCTCTTCTATCCTCATGCCACGGTTTAAAAGGTCCGTGGCAAAAGTCCGGCGGAACCGGTGCGGATGAACGTTTCCAACACCTGCCTTTTTGCCAAGATTCTTTACAAGATACTGCACTCCCGCCACCGTCATGCGGCTGTACGGCTTCTTAGCTGATACAAAGAGCGGCTTGCTCGCCAACTCTTCCATCGTTAACCCTTCTTTACTCATCCGCCAGCGTAGATAACGATAGAGATAAAAACACGCACCGTCTGATATATACAGACGGCGTTCTTTCCTGCCCTTTCCCATCACTTTAAACTCCTGCTTATATAAATCAATATCGCCCACATTAAGGCTGCACAACTCCGACACACGAACGCCCGTGGCATATAAAAACTCTATGAGCGCCCGATCCCGTGGACGGACGCAAGCCATCCGGAGTGCTTCCAGTTCCTGCGCCGAAAATGCTTTTTTGATGGTGCTCTCAATCCGGAGCGACTCAATCCGTGCCACGGGGTTATCTTTGACAAGATTCTCTTTCTGCAGGAACGTCCAGAAACTATTCAGATACCGCATCCGCCCCTGCAGCGTAACCATACTGATTTTGTTCCGCTCCCGGAGCATCCCGAAGTACCAGCGTAGATCCATCGTGGTAATATCCTCAAAATTTTTCGTAGCGTATTACGGCAATTAGTGATCTCTCTGATGTACTGAGCCAGTGTATTATCCTGCCTGCCAGACACTTTTTTAGATGCCACAAAAAGGCGCATCTTCATCGTGTCTCCATCCGTTCCGGTGGCAGCAAGTTCATTCTTTTCCTCTACAATCTTCACATTATGAAAGTTGATGTAGAGAATATTTTGAAGCTTGTCCAGTTGCTGTTCATCCAGGCAACTGCTCATCGCATTCACAACATTCATTAGCAATTCTTCAATCATACAAAAATCTCTCCTTCCTGATGCTTCAAGAGTACCAGATTAGAGAGATTTCGTAAAATTTACTCAGTTAAATCTTCATTCTGCTCTATAAAGAACCCTGACTGTTCCAGATCCTGACTGCGCAGATGTAGCTCTATTATAGATACTGATGCTGACATTATTGTCATTTATGTGAAACTGTCGTGCTTCACAGTTCGCGACTAATCCGGATACTCCGATTATCCCGAGAGCAACATATCCCGCACGATCGCACGAAACATTGACATCCACTGTGCTACCTCCCGGAACATTGTAGCTCATGGGTAAGATTACCGTAAAAAGACTTCCCTTGGTTAGCTTATCGCTATTTTACTGTGTTATCCCCATTCGCTCCAATTATGATTGTAATCGTAATATCTATACATGATTTTTGAGCTGTGTATCATACATTGTGCGCGCTCAGCTTCCAAATTGCCGATTGTATTATTCCATACCCAGACCGTGATTAGTATGGATAGTTTATTTTTAAAAAATGAGTTATAATTGGCTGCATTTGAATCCCAACCATTAAAAACGGTTAAGACGCTTTTTGCGATGTTTGGATTAATAACAGTTCCGTTACTTGAAATGGTATTTTTCAGGTCGCTATTTAAAAGAATAACTGAATTTGAAAATACTGAGCCGAAAGGCTCTTTATTTATATATCAAAAAAGAAAGAGAGGAAAAAGAACATGGACAAAATGATTCTCAAAGACAACACAACAATCGAACTGCAGACAGGCGCATCTCTGTCGGCAGTGACGGCTAAGTTTAACAGCAAAGATGATATGCTGGTGGCTTGGAAAACACTGACCCCAGAAAATCTGGCAGAAGTAAAATTCCAGAATAATGCTGGAATGACTGTCGGGACATATAAGGACTTGATTCTTGAATCTGAAGCCTCGCAGGAAGTATCTGATGGCGTACAGACCACGTTTTCTTTCCGTGCGAAAACTGACACAGAGAAACGCTTGGATGCTCTGGAAGAGGGGCAGACAGTGCAGGACGAGGCGATCAGCGACCTGGGGGAAGCCACCAGCGAACTGGCAGAGAAAGAAGGTGTAGAGTAATGGGGGCGTTTTATGGGAAAAGAATCAGAAGCGGGAAAATGACACTGGAAGAGGTGCCGACTTACTGGAAAAAAGCGACTGAAAAATGGCTGAAAGAACATCCGGAGGAGGTGGAAAGATGAGTAGAAATGCGTGCGTAACAATGCAGATGCTGGCGACCGGATTGGTGGCCTACCTCAGCGACAAGCTGGGAGTTACTTTTTATTTGCTGGGGTTGCTTCTGGCTCTCATGGTGATTGATTATCTGTCCGGTATGGCAGCAAGCAGGGTAGAGGCGTTGGAGCATCCAAACGATAAGACTTATGGGTGGAGTAGCCGCAAGGGGGCGATCGGGATCGCCAAAAAAGTGGCTTATCTGTTTGTGATTGCGGTGGCGATGGTAATTGATTACGTTATTATCCAGACATCAAGTGTGCTGGGAGCATCGCTGCCTAATACGATGCTGTCATTACTGGTAACGGTCTGGTATTTACTCAATGAGGCATTGTCGATTACTGAAAATGCCGGGCGCATGGGAGCATCAGTGCCGGAATGGCTTGCAAAATACATAGCCGTCCTTAAAAACAAGATTGACAGCAAAGGCGAAAACGGAGACAACCATGCATAGAAGGAGGTGATCCGGATATCTCCCGCGGCAGCCGGGGTGATGGCTGCCATTGCGATATCGCAACAGTGAGGCGGAGCGCTCCGCCTCTATCTTGAAAGAAGCGAGGTGATTAAGTGGAGACTTTAATCAGAGGTGATAACAAGCCGATTATTTTGGAGTTTGACGAGGCACTTATTAATGTTGACCAGGTAAGTGCCATCCTCTACCGAGATGACAGGATTTTTAAAAAATGGAATGAATCCACCGCAGTCATTGACGGCCAGACAATTTCTTTGCCGCTAACGCAGGAGGAAACGATGACAATCCAATGCGAGCGAGTACAGCTCGAAATTAAACTGCTTTCAGGCAGTGACATCGAGTTTTTTGACACTGTACCCCTGTATGTCCGTCAACGACACGATGACACTATCTTTAATTTTGTGTGGGGGGGGGGCAGAGATAAATGAAGCTGATGAAAATTACAGCGTCCAGTATGCCGCATAAAATGACGCCATCTCAGCAGATGATCATCAAGAAAGGGTACAGTCCTTATATCGGTGATACCGGCACATGGTATGTATACGACGATAATAAAAAAGCATTTGTGGACTCTGGCATTAAAGCGACTGGCCCACAAGGTGCAAAAGGAGAACCGGGCACAAAAGGAGATCCAGGAATGAATGGTGCCCCTGGTGATAAGGGGGAACGCGGCGAAAAGGGAGAACCAGGAGTCAAGGGTGCCCCTGGAGCTAAAGGGGATCCTGGACAAAAAGGCGATCCTGGGGCTAAAGGAGATCCTGGAAAGGATGGAATAAGCCCTACGTTATCCGTCAGCAACATTACAGGCGGACATCGCATCACAATCAAGGATGCGAGCGGTACAAAATCGGTAGACGTAAAAGATGGAGTCAACGGAAAAGATGCTGTTGTTTCCTACGCGGCAGTAGTAAATGCATTAGGATATCAGCCTTATAAACCAGGGGCGAAACTGGATGCATCTGCATTAGTTGGCGGAATAAATAGTATCATTAACAATGATTCTGCTGTCTCTATCAATCCGGCCATTAACGGAGCAGGGTTCAATATCCATAGAGGCGGATCAGTAAAAATTTATTTTGGCGAGTACGAAATACCCATCAAAGACTCGGCAGCCGAGTTTTTGTTTGATGGATCTAGCAGAACGTATGTGAATTTTCCACAACCTGTTGCTTGGGCCGATATACCGAAAATCATGTGGGACGAATCGAAAAAATATCCTACGGGAGCATATGTAGGCATAAAAGAAAATGGCAACAATGGAATCACTTGGTATAAGTCCCAAAAAGATAATGTCGGCATTAATCCATCAGGTGATTCTTCGGGGGCATGGATCCGTGAAAAAAATGGTAACTCGATTGATCTAACAGATTCATTTGTAGCAATAGAGGTTACGTTTGCAGACGAAATAACATGGGAAAACGGAGTATCTTTATATTGGAGAGCAAGAAGTCAAAATGCAAAATATATAAAAGTTGAGAAGTATGGTGCAACTAATGGATGGAGGACGTTAAAAGAAAATAATTTTGGGCCCGAAAAATTAGTGAATACGTTTTATATCGGCAATGATAGTGATGTAAGCGGTGACACGAAGCTCAGAATAACTCTTAGTCCGTTCAGTGGTACTTGGTGCGCTCTTGCCCAGCTCTCAGTAACTGGTTTGATCGGTGGTATCGAAGGAACATTATTAAGTCGGGGCGGAGGTAGTATGTATGGAAATATTATTCCGTACAAGTCCGGTGGTGTGGATCTCGGAAGCCGGGGATATCGGTGGAATAACGTGTTCGTAAACAACTTGTACGTCGGAGACGCATTTATCCAAGAGTGGCAACTCAAAAAGCTTTTGCAGCTCATACAATAAGAAAGGAGACATACATGAGAGACATTACCTTGTGCCACCCGCGCTTGCAGGCAATTGCAAGCGAATGGGTTAAGGCTTGCGAGAGTGCAGGCCTTAAGGTGGCCATCGGCGAAACATACCGGACAGTAGCAGAGCAGGACGCACTCTACGCGCAGGGACGGACAAAACCCGGCAATAAAGTGACCAATGCCCGTGGCAGCTCCTATAGCTCACAACATCAGTGGGGCATTGCTTTTGATTTTTATCGGGCTGATGGAAAAGGAGCATACAACGAAGATGGCGATTTTTTCGGAAGGGCCGCCACAATCGCCAAGAACCTTGGTCTTGCCTGGGGAGGCGATTGGAAAAGTATCGTAGACAAGCCACACGTATATTTGCCGGATTGGGGCAGCGGTACTGGGATTTTGAAACAGAAATATGGGACATTTGAGGCGTTTAAAAAGACCTGGGCGGCGGAGAACAGCAGGGTACCAGAACAGTCAAAAACGGTGATCACCGATCTTAAAGAAATTAAGAGCGGCATACGCGGGTTGAGAGTCACTGCGTCCTCACTTATCATACGAACAACTCCAAAAGGTACAGACACAGGCAAGCGCTACACCAAGGATCAGCGTGTGCAGCCAATTAATAAATGCTT